CGTAGATTGCGGACCTTCTGCTCCCACCTTGCATCACTCCGCGACCAACTTCGTTTATCATCTGCATCAGGGGAATTGGACCGCTGGACAATCCACCAGTACGACTCAGCGGCTTCCCTGACGGACGGAGAATAGAATAATCGATCCCAATGCCACCCCCAGTCATCAGGCAGCTTACGGCACGTTGTGTTAGTGCAGCCCATTCTTCCCTCGTATCTTCCTCTGCACGTAGCAGAAAACAATTATTAAAATAACTATTCTTACGACCACCATACCATAGATAGCTACCACCTGGAATGAACTTCATCTCCTTGATATACTCAGTAAGCTGAGACCTATCAGAATCGCTCATCAGTGGCCGATCTTTTCCACCCCTTGTACCACACACATCGTCTACTACTCGTTCAGCCAGCGCGTCCCACGTATCTTCTGGGCCCTGTGCATATTTTGTTTTGAAAATAGTCTCTGCAAAACTATTTTTGAATCGGTTTAGTTGCATTGTATTCCTTAAGTTGGGTTAACCAATCTTCTTCTTCTATATGATGCTTTAAAATCTGCTTGACTTTTCTACCAATATGTGCTTCCTTTTTATCAGGATTCGTCTTGCTCTTTTTCCCTGTCCAACTCATCGGTAGTTTCATTATAATAGTCTCGTAGTCTATCTTGTGCATCTATAATTAAATCATCTAGCTCATCAAGAACTGTAATGATATCTACATCTAGTAGTTCTAGGATATCATCAGGAGATTCCCATGCCAGTTTGCTTTTAAGATCTTCAATTGTTAATGTCATGGCATCCACGTGAAGAGTTGGTTGTCAAGAACAGCAGCAAGCTTATTATTTATTTCTTTTGCCACGGCTCGAATTTCCCATTGTGCATGTACGTCTGCGCGAAGCGAGATAAAGTCGAGCCATGCTTGGAAGTTTCCAGTGACAACCAGTTCAGTAACAGTTCCTTCTGGTAGGACAAAGCGAGCATCTTCTTTGCGAACCCCTGCTTTAATGAGTTCTTCATAAGCCGCATACGCACTTTGGTATGCACTAGAGATACGAGTATCACTAGTTGTACCTGGATAAACAAATCGTGGAACATCTTCTTCACAATACCGCTGACTCCTCTGTAGAAAATCTAAATGTGCTGATCGAACAAACTGATGGCTGCATACGCGGCTAATACCCCCAACAAGAAATGTAGCATGTGCAAAACGAAGAGTGGCAAGGTGCCCCTTATCTTTGCAGGCAATTGCTCGTCTAACATTAGATTTAACATCACGCTTAGAGCCATAGCAAATACCAGCACAATCACCAATGAAGTTGAGGGCGTCATCTGTAATCCTTAGCAGTTCAACTTTCATACATAGTACCTATGCTGTAGTTGTTCAATTAGTTCTGTCTGTCTAGTGATTACTTCCGCAGCATCCAACAGAGACTTGCGTAGCTCCGCATTGTTTTCCATGCATTGCTTCAAGCTGGCCCACAACAGACTGTTCTCGTGGGTAACTGTCTTGGGCCTCAGATCCTCGATAGTCTCCTGATCCTTGTAGGACATTTTGTTCCTTCCGCTTTGTTAGTTTAGAGTAATTGATTTGTAGAATTTCTTCAAAGGAATATCCCATAGCATCCGCCAGTCGTGCTAGATACCATGCAACATCACCAAGTTCATAAGCAATTGCACCTGGGTCTAGTTTACCATCACGGATATACTTCTTTACCTTACCAGCGATTTCACCAGCTTCACTAGTGATACCCAGAGATAGGTAGTAGATCTCCATATCAGACCCAGTACCAGCTTCCGGATAGATCGCCGTTGACATTGTTTTTTCTTGATATTCATTAGCCTGCAATTGGTGACCTCATTTCTTCATATGCAATAAGTGCGTTAAGATAATCACGTGCTTTATATAAATCACGGATACCATCTTTTTCTTTCCATCGAAAAACATATTTCATAATATTACCTTCAGCAAAAGGTACACATTTTTCAATAAGAAGATCCATTAATTTTGTATCAGAATAGTGTTTAGGTACTACCATATTTTTTCCTCAAGTATTTAAGGGACACGAACATTTCATCGAAGCTTCCATCTTGTACTTCATGTAACACAATGAGGCCACGCCAATGTTTGTTTGTTTGGTGGTCTAGATAACCTTCATCATGCTCATAACAACTACCAGCGATGATGCAAGTAATGTTAGAACCATCGGGACGCTTGCCATAAGCAACCTGCCTTCCTTGTTGGTGTCCAGCAATACAAGACATATGAAGTTTCCCAACCATAGCACTAGCTGAAGTAGTGGGTCGCCCCATGACACCAGTAGGAAAGTAATGGCAATATGCGACACCATCAATAACAACAGGATTAAGAAAAGAATGAACTTCCCAGTCTTGGTATGGTAGATCATCATAACTAATTAATCCTTCAAGCTTCGGATCATTCTCAATTGCTCGCGCAATCCGATGTTCGTGGTTGCCAAGGGTAAGTACCATGCGTGGTTTGTAGGACTTTTCCTTATTCTTTTTTGCCTTGCTATTAAACTCATGTATAGGTTTGAGTAGGCACTCCATCGCACTCTTAGCGGCTTCCGTATCCTTGACGTACCGCTTGCCTTCAAAGGACTTTTTACCAACATCATAGCTACTTAAGCTCTCCATGTCTGCGAAGTCACCAAGATGTACAATCACATCTGGCTTCTGATCTACAATATATTTACCTATATAAGATAAGTATTCGTAGTCTTCTCCATATTTAACTTGCGTGTCAGGAATCACAAGATGTTTCTTCATTGTTCTCCTTAATCCAACTTTGGATTTGCATTGTGTCTTTCATGCTACAGAATTTGAAGCCGTACTTTGTGGCCCATGCAGCATGAGTCATCTTAGTTCCACCGCATAACTTGTTAGGGTTGTCAAAGACGAACCGCAGATCCAGATCTGGGTGTTGTTCTTTGAGCAGCACATACTTGCGCCTTTCTGCGTAGTCACTAAGATAGCCTTTAGTTTCGATCAAGAGTCCATTGATGAGTGTCCAATCTACAGTGTATGTATGCTTGGATTCTGGTACAACATAAGGAATCTTGGTTACTTCATACTCATACGGTACATCAAAGTCCTTGAGCATGGATTCGAAACGTTCTTCTAAACGAGATCTTCGTTTAATCATGCGGCTCTGTAGGGTCCTGTAGGTTTAGATTTGTTGATGAGGTCCAGTCCGCTTGCCTTTTCTGCATAGCGTCCATCCCATCCCCACTGACAGGGGTACCATACATCTCGCTCGTCATCATACCAGGCCCCGTTGATGTAATCAGATTCAAAGACTTCATAAATTCTAATGAGGCTTCCACCTCTTGTTGACATTGGCTTGGTAAAATTAAGGCTTGTTGGTTTGCCCACATACCCTCCTCGTGTTGTAGAATCCACAGACAATTAGCATTCATCACGAATCGTTTAGGATCATTATATTTTTCATATACAATTTCAAACATCTCTTGCTCACTATCAAGCCAGTCGATAAGCTTCTCTGCTTTCTTAGGCCCAATACCTTGGATGCCGTAGATGTTATCACTTGTATCACCGATCATCATCTGCTTCCAGAACTTCCTGATACCATCCATGTAGGATACACGTTGCTTCTCAAGCTTGACAAAGTTCCAGTGCATCCCAGGAATCATCAATAGATCTTTGTCGATGCTGGCGATGATGGTGTCTGATCGTTGCTGGATACCAAGTAAGTCATCCGATTCATAAATACCAGATGGAATTGCGTTCCAACAGTCTGCAACGTATCTGTATGCGCTTTCAAGATGCATTGGCTTAGGCTGAGTTCGGTTAGCTTTATAGTCGGGATTAATTTTGTATCTAAAATTTGGTTCACCTTTAATATACAACTCAAACTCTGATGCTTCTGTGTCATCAATGATCTGTGTCATTAGATTATCAATTCGATTGATTACTAATTCAACAGGCTCATCATCTTTTACAGAGGCCGCACAGCGATAGCATACTATATCACCATCTACTAATACACGCATTGTTACTCCTTATTAGGGGCTGCCTAAGGTATCACAGCCATGTCCTGCTATCCCACTATGGCCCTTAGAAACAACCAGTCGCGGCAGGATTTTCCGTCGATCAAGCGGCTGTTCTTAGTATAGAATGTCGTCGTCACCAAGATCTGGTAGTGTTTTATCGGCATCAGTGTTAACACCCATAACATAATCTACATAGAACTGGGCAAGAGCAACAACTTCATCGGGTGTTGGGTTTTTCTTGTCAGTCTTGAGAGATTCAATTGCATAACCAATACAAGATTGCTTGATAATATATACCTGCTTCTTGGCACGCTCATCAGGAGTCTCGAAGTTACTCTTAGGTGCTGCGGTTGCTGCTTGTGCTGCTGGTTTAGCTGCTGCCATAGGTGCGTTCTCCTCTTGTTCAATACCTACCCATTGCCAGTATCCAGCGTCATCTTTCTCACGCAAGATAGTAAATACATCACCCTTTTTAGCATTCTTTAGGGTAGCATAGACAGTCTTATCACCATACTGATTATGTTTCTTTGACTCAACCTTGTCTTGGAACGTGACGTTCTTATATGAAATGTCAAGTACAGTGTATGGTTTGTTTGCCTTATTAGTGGCAGTTGATTCTTCTACATCAATAATACGAATGACCATATTGGACATATATAATTCCTTATAGTTTTACTTCTGTTAACTCTAACATGTTGGGGCCTACTGATACTTCACCTAGCATTGGAACATTCCAATCTACACCATAAGCCTGAGTAATAAGCTTTGGTAATTCCCTGAACGTTAAATCAAAAAGGGACGCAACAGCTTTCACTTCTACATCAGGACAATCTGCAACAACAGAGTCATGCACAGTTAGAATTAGTTTAGACTTCAGACCTTCGCGCTTCATGCGCTGTCTGATTACTACCCTAGCTACTGCCATAACATCTGCGCCTAACCCTTGGTTAATGTAGTTTGTAATGTCCGGCTCAGACCATACCAATTCCCCACGCCAGTTCTTAGTTGGCGCATAGTTGTACGACCTACCGAAAGGACTGGTTAGAACACCATTCTTTTTAGCCTCCTTGATAATACGTATGTGAAAATCGTAGATACCACTATACTTATTGTAGTACCTATCAATTACCTCTTGCCAGAAATCAACCTTTCTACTAACTCCTTTGAAATCATTGTCCATTGAGTAGGCGTATGCCGATCCACGATAGATCCATCTAAAGAGAAATACCTTAGCAATAAGGCGAGACGGCAGGTTAAAGGCTGTTTGGTTGGCTCGGTGGATATCGTTCTTTGTTGGATCATCTACTACTCCTTGCCACTCGTCAATGCCTGTTTTGTCTTGGCTGAGAAATAATTCTGTCGCCCATTCTAGAGCCTTGGCATCTACCGACACGATCATATTAGTACCTCGTTACACAGAATTTCTTTGCTTCTTTTGGTGTATTCTGTAGGTTAGGTTTGGTACTGGACAATCTTCCAGTAATAGCTTGACATTGATTCAAAGATGTGTGTATTAAACCAGGATTCCATCCGTTTTTTTCCATCATCTTTGGATAACCTGTCAAGTAAGTTCCAATTAACTTGGTCATCTTGCTACGTTCCAACAACAAAGCTATCAATTTCTTGACAGGTCCCCGTGCAGGTAGTGCGGTGAGCGTTGGCTCATCTGTTGAAAAGTAACCTTCCTTAGCTAACTCAGAATTCTTTAATGGTTCAATGAGTCTATCAAATTGAAACTCATCTTTCAAGACTTGGTATCTAGGTAGCCCAGTTTTATCCCCCGATTTATAGAATCCAACAGGCACACGGCGTTCAACCGTAATCGTGCCACCATAAAGTAGAACTGATTTATGGTCTCCACTATTGAGATTGATTGGAACTCCCCGAGTAAAGGCATAGATTTTCTCCTCGATTTTCTTTTGTTCTTCCTCAATCCTAGCAACTTCTGCTAGAGAAGCCTCAACATCATACACAATCCCGTTATACTCCATATCAAGCAGCACCAAGAGATCGTTACAATGCATTCTGAACAGCCTGAACTGATCTTTTCCCTCATTTTGAAAATACTCCACTTGCTTCAGGAAAATTTTGTAGGTATTCTCAACATCAGATATGCCATATGCATCTAATTCTTCTGGTGGAATATCCTTAGTGTCAATGCCCTTATCCCAGTAGTTCAACTTAATGAAGTCAGGCTTAACGCCGATACCATATTTGGTACACATAGTAGCTAGGTCAGGGTACTTCCACTCTTGTCTGCTAATGATATACTCAGCTAACTGAATATCCCATACTGATTTTACCTCAGCCCCACATACGCGCCTAAGCCAAGCAAGATCAAATTTGAGGTTAGCACCAACCACAACAGAAGCACTGGTGAGATCCGGGACAGCCTCTTGCCAAGCCTCTTCCCTAAAGACATGGGTTTCTTCATCATTTACCTTTGTTTGTATAGTAACTAGTGATCCTGCTACAGTATAGGGATTGCCTTTGTTGATTGTGGATGTCTCACAGTCAAACGTTACCACTTTCTGTAGCAATAAATTCCACAAGATCATACTCCTTGATACGATATGTCAATCCAAAATCTAGACTAGCCATCTTTAGAAAGTTCATTAGGTTACGTTCTGCATCTTCTTCAGTAGGTGCGACTACTTTGAAATTAACAGGAAGATCGTAAACATTATTCATCTTTTTCTCTCCATCCATATAAAGGATCTTTGTCTAATTTACCACTACATAATTGTCTAAATTGATCTTCATTAAATAAAGGATTATCCTTTTTAAATAGTTTGTTTAGCTCTCTAATAAGATTTGTCTTGCTTGTGGGTGCCATACTTGCATTACGGATTACTTTAGCAAGGGCATTGGTTCCTGTGCGTTTAAACAGCATTACATATTTCCATATCTACCCCTCTCAGGAATAATTCTAGCAACGATCTTACCATGCCGCAAGGCTGGCACAGAATCCATATCCCCAATTAGTTTGTTTTTACAGATAGAGAAGAAACGCTCATCTTCCTCTGCTGCATTATGTGTTTTACCAATACCTACCAGGAAATCTGCTTCTGCTTGTTTAGCAGTTTTGGCATTAGCTACATTGTCCATATTTAACCATTTTTTTCCTTCTCCTGTTGCATCTGCTTGAGATACGCCAATAACAGGGCAGTATCGCTTTGCAAGTTCTCTAGCCCAAATATAGATAGCTCCAAGGCGGAGATCTTCTCTGTCGTCTTGGAATCCTTTGATTTTGTCGAGTTGGTCAAATACAATGCAACGTGGTTGTAATTGTTCCGCAAGGAGTTCAACTTGTTTTCGATGGATTGCAGCATTGTCATATACATAGATATATTTTCCACCCATTTCTAAGTATTTGTCTTTATATTTAGCCATGCCAGCATGTAATTCTGTTAATGTCAAGTTAAGCATGGATTGATATAGTTTTATTTGGACTTTGTTTCCACCTTCCTCATTGTTGAACCAGATAATAGGTCCAGGTTTTTCCTCAGTTGTGTCTCGATCTCGCGCAATTTGTTCTGCAAAGTTAGTGATTTCAGAAGAAAGAAATGTTGTCTTTCCCGTTTCTGGGCGAGCGAAGAAGAATCCGAAATCTCCTTTTCGTAAGCTGCCCAAACTTCTGTTAAGATCTTTAAGTCTCCAGCGCAGTCCTGTAGTAATTTGTGAATCATTTAATAATTCC